TATAAGTGTCTTGTGAATATATTGTTGTACAGCTTCTATTTCATCTATGTATCCGCTTATTTTGCCTTTTTCAAAATCTATTTTATAAGTTTTTGTTGATTTATCACTTGCTTTTACAATAGAAATATCATTCAGAGATAGCACGCTTATCCCTCCCTTGATAATAATAAGTACTTACATGTTTCCCCACTGTCTATTTGCAGTACAACAAATATTTCTCCCGTTTTAATAGCATTATTGATTGTTATTTTTACATTTTGACTTGCTGGTTGTCCAGTAACTTCACTCTTGTATTCAACAATAGCTTCTTTTTCTATGTCTTGAAATTGTTCATCAATCGGGTACATATTACTCTCTTGTATTATTAATGCACTGTCCATTACTGATTGTAATTGCAAAGGTTTTGTACTAATAACCCTTGCTTCCAAAATAGATACTGAATCTTTAATAGTACCCCTTAATGTTCCTATAATACTTTCCTGCATTTTAGTACCTCCTACCATAACCTACCATATCCAGCGATTGTTCCTCCATAACTTAATGGAGTAAGCCCAACACCATGTCCACTATAACAGTTCCACATTTTATTATTACCTGCATAAATTCCAATGTGATTGCTACCTTTATTTTTAAAAAATATAATATCTCCTTCTTGCAATTGACTTTTATTAACTTTTGTGCTAAGTGCATAGAGGTTTGCAGCAGTCCCATAGCTTTTAACTTTGTTACTTACCCCACATTTTTGAAAGCAATAAGCAACATAATGAGAACAATCCATATATTTACCCGGACTATTTCCTCCCATTTTGTATTTAGTTCCAACTAAACTTTTGCATACTGCAAAAAGTTTTTCTGCTTTACTACTGTTACTATTACTACTGCTGCTACTGCTTGAAGTTGTTTTTTTGTAATCTTCTAAAGTTCTTGATACATTCTCGCTTATATTTTCACCACACACATTAATCTTTAATGTCATCTGATAATCATCGCCTTTAAATGTATGAGTATCTTCATCAATAAAAAAACTTCGTCCCCAGTCAAGTCTGTCAATCATTACATATATACAGTAACCACTTATAGCTTCTGTAATACCTTTGCTAGTTAATGATAAACTTCGTTGAGGTATTTTCTGTGCATTAAGTAATCTTTCTGCACATTTCTCTAACTCAGTTTTTGTGTTGTCATCATCAGGCTGTTGTATGTCCTGAAAACAACCAATTAACTTCTCAAGTCCTTCATCTATCTTAGTAGCAACTGTTTTTTTCTTGCTGTCAATTAGCTTAACTCTCGTCTTTGTTTGCTGAATACTGCTTGTGTAATTCCAGTTAATAATATTTTCTTGTGTAGACACTACCCATTGAATCATCTTTTCTTTTCTCTCAAACAAATGACATTCATTATCCGAGAATTGAACAAAATAATTTTTCCCGGTGTGCCTTGTTGTTGCTTGCATAGCAGATTGTATTACATCCCAATATTTCGCCGTTGGTTTCGTTATGTCAGGAATCTTATAATTTGTATCAGCTATAAAGTCATATCCAACACCTGCTCGCTTACAGCAATCTATAACTATCTCTTTTAAAGTTTTCTTTGTGTATGTAAATGTATTTCCAGAATTAGCAAGGTATATACCATAATCGTAAGCAGTAAATGACATTGTTGCATTATTACTTTGTGAAGTATCTGTTACTAGTCCTTTGAAAAGTGTAACATCATCATATGAAAAAACACATTTAAGACCTTTTATAGCTTCAAATTCTAAGCCTATTTGTTTCCATAAAACGACATCTTCTACTATTTCAGCATTTATGGAACGCGTACATGTTCCTTTTCTGCCACTCCATTTCACACTTATAACAATGTCAGATAAATCAAATTGCTGTCCGTTTTGCATAACAACTAATGAAATTTTACTCAACTAACCACCTACTTCTTTGGCAATTTTAACACCCAGCCAACTTGCAATTTGTTTGGGTTCTTAATTATATTTTTATTGAGATTATAGATTTCTTTCCATCTGTTTCCGTTACCCAGTTTAGCTTTTGCTATTTTATAAAGACTATCTCCTTTTACAACCTTATATGTCGTAGGCTGTACTGTATTATCTACTTTTTTCTTTTCATCTGTGACTTCTGCCTTTGTAGAATCTTTAGGACTTAAGTCTATTTTCCTTATTGTAGCTTCAGTATATTTTTTTAGTTTAATATTGTACTGTATTTCTCCTACTGGGCCTCCTTCGTCTGTGTAAGATAATTCTTCTATTGTATAATAGTCATTACAGAAAAAACTTGCAGAAAAAATAAAGTGGACAGGCTTTTTGTAGCCTCTCCACTTTTCTAACTTATTTCTATAATATGTTGGTTCGTATAATTTATCAACAACAACAGACTGGTCTAAATACGCTGGGAATCGGCTTGAAAAAGATATTGTATCGGCACTCGGATTTTCAATTACTGTTGTTTCTCCCAAATTACTTATTGTCAATGATGTGTTTTTTATCCCATCACTATATGTAACTTTTTCCGGCAAAACAGGAAATAAGAAGCAATCCGTTTCTGCGTTACAGCTTATAAAAAAATAGTAATTTGTATTAAGTGACATATGCTCCATCTCCTTCTTCAAACAGTTCTTGATTTATGATTCCAAGCAAAACAGGTTTTAAATTACTAGTCAACAAGTTTAGAACTTCATTTTTATCCATAGTTGAAGGGATTTTTATTTCTCCTCCGCCTTCTAACTTCAGTACTATAGTTTTGTTTACAGCACTGCTATAAACACCCATTACATCCTTATCATTAACAATATCACTTGTATTGGCAGTTATATTTAAAGGCTGTGAATCATCAAAACCTCTAATAGTTCCTAGTCGCATACCTGCTTCTTGCCATAAATCGTATGCTCGCTGTGAATTGTTTAATGGAATTATCGCTTCAGCATCTCCTGCTTCTGCAACCCAAGTTAAAAGAGGACTATCATATATACCACCTTCTGCATTTGTAGCTATGCCTTTTGCCTTCATCTCGAAAGTTGTAGATGTTTTTGTTCCGTCAGGACCTGTTACAGTAGCTGTACCTCCTATGTTTAAAGCTGTTTCTACATAAGACTTAAGTTGCTGTATCTTTGTTGCAATTTTACTTCTTGCATTATCTATTCCTTCACACATGCCATTGCCTATAGCATTTTCTGTAGACGCTTTAACTCCTGCTTTTGTATTTGCCATTCCGTTTTTAGCTGCTGCTCCTGTTTCTGTACCAGCTTCAGTTGCTTTAGATATTGCTCCTGGCTTAGCCAATTCAATACCAAGCATTATACTGTTAGGAACTTCAATACCACTTTCCTTTGCTGCTAACATTGCTTCGGCATAAGCTGGATTTTGCTGTGTCATATTATAAGCTGTTCTTATATATATAGAATCTGTATTCCCTACAACAGCACCTACTGCAGCTGAATCTAATATTCCTTGTGCAATGCTTTCAGGAATATTCTTTCCTGCATCAATGCAAGCAGTTGCTGTTTCTGTAAGTTGAGATTGTTCAGGCTTAAGCGAATTATACATTTCACTTATATTTTTTTGTGTAGATGATGACATAGAAGCCCATGCAGTTTCCATATTTTGTGCTTCCATCTCTATTAAATTATCTAAGTTCTCGTAGGATTTCTTTACATCACTTCCAGAAGAATCTATAGCCTCCGCGATTTGTTTTCCATAGTTTCTTGCATTAAATCCTCTATTATAAACTTCATATCCCTTGTCAATATCTTGTTTATATGAATTATGAATTGTATTAGCTTCAATTTCAACACCTTTGCCAACATAACTAGCATCAGCAATTTTATAAGCTTTGTCTGCTTCTGCTAATCGATATTTCATTTGTTCAGGATTATTGGCATATGCATTTTTAATATCAATAATTAAATTTTGGTGAGACTCTTTATTTGCTTGTCTAACAGTTTCAATATTTTCATTAACTTCTCCTTGCATATCCTTAAAGCTATCTGCCGATAATTTCTTATCAGAATAATCTGACCCTATTATTTCAAGATTTGCGTCAAACTTATTATCTTCAATAGCTTTTTTTATTTTAGTCATTTTTGCAGTTAATTCTTCTATTTTTTTCTGTTCGTCAAAATCTAACAAACCATCTTCAAAGGCTTTATTAATTACACTTTGAAGATCTTCACCGCATTTTTTCAACTCAGTTTCTTGAGAAGAATAAAATGTATTGAGTGTTTTTGTTATTTCTTTACCTTCTTTAGAATCTCCAAAAATCATTTGAGCAGAAATATTCATTGAGTAATGCCTTTGTTCAACATAACTCTGAACTTCTGAAATATAACTTTCTATACTTTTTTTGTAGTCGTTATTGTCTTCAGCTGATAATTTAAAGCCCATGTCTATTTTCCAATCGAACTTATCAATAGAACTTTTAGCCTCGTCGATATTTTTTTTAATAGTATCGACTTTTGAGAATTCTTCAAGTGAACTTCTAATTTTGCTCATATTGCCGTTGGCTACAATTTTATCAGCAATATCTTCCACTTCTTGCATCGACAACGAAACGCTTCCAAAATGTTTTTCAAGGTCTTTTTGTTTAGCCCAGTTGGTATACGCTTGAAAGCCAGCTGTAACAGCAGTAATTCCACCAACAGCAAGAGTAGCAGGCAAAGCTATACTACCCAATTTACTCGCCACAGTTGTTAAAGCTCCACCAACCTTTGTAGATGCTCCGATAGTTGTTCCCAAACCTGATGCAAGTCCTGTAATCCCATTGATAGCTTTCTTTGCAGATAGTAAGCCAATTACTCCAGATAGGGATACTTTAAATAATTCGGTATGTTTTGTAATATAGTCAATTCCATCTATGCCTTTTTCAACTATATTTCCGACAACTTCACCAGCCTCTTTTATATCTGGCATAATTTTTTCTTGTAAATCCCTTATGCTTTCTATTAAGTCACCTGAATCACTTGTTATGCCTTCTGTAAATGATGACATTATGTTTCTTCCAAACACCGTAAATGTGCTACCTAAATCTTCATATTTAACTTCATTCATCTTTTCTAAAGCGTCAGAAGTTGAGCTAATCTCTCCGTTTAGGTTACTAATTGCAAATACGCCTTTAGCACCTAAGTCTTCCCACATCGTGCCGAACAAGTTTACACCTGCTGTATTCTGCTCAATGGGGTCTTTCATATCTTTTAAGGCTTTTATTGTTTCTGTAAAAGCCTCTTTTGCATCACTGCCACCTTTTGAAAACTTTTTTGCCATAGAATCAGCATTTAATCCAGCCATTTTAAATGCCGTTACGGTAGTATCTGAGCCATCAATAGCTCGGATGCCAAATTCTTTTATTGTATCGCCTAACTTGTCTACACTAAATGTACCACTTTTAGCGCCATTTTCTAACATATTAAACATTTCGTCTGCACTAAAACCAAGTTGTTTAAAATGTACAGAATATTCATTAATAGTATCTAACAAGTCGTCGTTCTTGTTTAATCCTTTTTGAGCCCCTTGTGTAATTAAGTTATATGCGGTTTCAGAAGATAGATTGAACTGGTCCATCATCATTTTTACAGCTCTTGTACTTTCACCTACATCAAAGTCAAATGTATCACGAAGTAATAAAGCGTTGTGAGTCGTGCTTACTAATTCCTTACCCACAAGGTTCGTGCTCGTCTTGATTGTTGCAAGTGAATTTGCTACATCTTCAAGACTTTCGCCCATACCGTCGTTATATAAGTCTTTTATCTCACTTCTATACTCTTTCATTTCTTTCGAGCTAGCCCCAACGCGTGCTTGAAATTGATTTACAGCTTTAAGTTCACTATCTATAGCTTCTGTAACTTTACTTACACCAAAAAAGGCTACTGCTCCAGATATAGCTGTTTTCAGCATATCTCCCATTTTTGATGCTGAATCTCCTAATGCTTCAAATTTTTCAGAATTATCTTCTGTTTCATTTCCAAGTCTTTCAAGCTCTGCTTCAAGACCACTTATTCTAGTATGTGCTTCTTGTAAGTCCCTCTGAAGCTCTTCATATTTTTGAGCCATTTTAGCGACTGATTCACTAGAAGATGCAGAGCTATTTTCTACAGCATTTTCAATAGCTCTGATATGTCTAACACTTTCGCTTTCTGCATTTTCAAAAGCGTTTTCAATAGTACCTGCTGTATTTTCCATTGCAGATGCCGAAACACCTTTATTAAGTGTTTCCTGAAACTGTTTAATCTCCTTTGTTGCAGATTTTCCGGCTTTTGCAATATTATTTACAACGGGCGTAAAATTATCAACTGCCTTAAATGTAGCAGAAAGTGTTTTATTTCCTCCGGGCATTTTTTACGCCCCCTTTACTTTAAAAATAATCTTTACAATATTTAATATTTTATGGAGCCAATTTACTGGCATTTCTTCTTCTAGTTTATAACTAGCAATATATGCAAGTTGAACTTGCCTCTCCATTTTTGCAAACTCTTCCATTCTTAGTCCTTTTGCCTGCCAAAGAATGTGAGCCCAATGCCATGTATTATCGGCACCTTTCATTAGTTTTTTAATTCTTTAATCAAGTTTTCTTCCTTGATAGGTGCTATGTCTGCCGCCTGTGCAGCACAACCGTCAATATAGCGATAATCATCGCCCTTGAAAAGGATATGAAGTAATTCTGTTCCAGCGTATACACCATAAAAATCAAGCAATTCTTTATCCCTTAAATCAGGCTGAACCATAGTTTCTACAATCAATTCGTCTGTAAAGCTGTCATAGTCTACATCAATATCATTGATAATTCTTCCATTTCTGATTATATAATTTCCTTCTTTATCGACGGCTGGTGTCTTATGAACAAACTTTTTTCTAATATCTTCTACTTCGGTACGTGAAATCTGCTTAAACTTCAAAGGAATTGGCACACCATTTTCGTCTTTGAATGTATCTATACCCTTAAATGTTAAAGTATCATTCTTTTTTAAACCTGAAATCATAAATTTTTTTAAATTGTAGTTGCTCATTTCTTATTTTCTCCTTTCAAAAAAAGGACTGTTGAATATTTATCAACAGTCCTTAAATATTAAAACTTAATATCTTTACCATTAAATGTAAATTCATCTTGTAAATGGTCATTAGAATCTGCGTCTACGCTTAAGAGTTTAATGTCACCAGTAGGTACACAACCAATAACTGTAACAATTTCTTTTCCAACAGCATCGTAATAATCGTCCTGTATACCTTGAATTGTAACTTCTGGAGTTACGCCAGTTTCAAGAAACTGTTTAACCATATCTTTAGCTCTTGCTGTAGAACGATATTCGCTTAATGTAACTTTTATTGAATCAATTCCTGCCCAGCGTGAACTAGGAACAACTTCGTTGATAGACTTAGATGTTGTTACCGTCGGCGTAACAACAACCTCGCACTTAATACCGTCCACAATAATATTGCCATTCCAATACATTTTTCCTTTGTTAAGCAAAATTCTACTTCTATTTGCTCTGTCTGCCATAGCCTAAAACCTCCTTTATCTAGTTTTTATAGTAAAGAATAACTTTTCAGCACTATCTACTGGCTGTATACCAATATTAAAGTATGTTTCATCGCCTTGTGATTTACTTCTGTCTACTAAAAAGTCATTGTCAAAATCAACATTTGTTATAGCCCCTGCATTAGCATATCTCTGTAATATGTCTTTGCCTAAGCCTTCCATTATGTCCCAACCATATTCATCATTATCAAACTTGTTTGGTGGAAAGTTGAGCTGAATACTTTCGTTAATAGCATCAAAAACTCTTATTACTCTATTCTTTCTATAAGTCTTATCTCTGCCGTTTTTAAAAGTAACTAAAGAGTTAATGTCATATTCTACAACAATATCTCCTGAACTATTTTTAGAGAAGAAAAACTCTCCATTGTTAATCGCAGCAACAGCTTCCTCGTGAGTTTTCTCTCCTACAATATCTGTAGCTCCTTCATATGCAACATATGTGTTGCTTGTCACCGAATCGGCTGAAGCCGTTAAACCAGCTACATAAGCACAAGCTTGAGCACTACTTAATTCCTTGCCGTCGACAGTTACAGCATTAGTTACATTAATAATACCTTCATAGTCAGCAGCAAAGTCAGGCACAACAAACTGAACTTTTCTTCCAACTTCTTCTCTGTAGTATTTTACTTTTGTTTTGATTGCTGTATGTATGCTATCTTCTGTAAACGGACAACAAGCAGTATTAAATGTAGCTTTTTCTGTCGCGTCAAGGAAATCTGTGTATGCTTTAGTAGTCACAGATGTATTAGTTCCGCCTGTAAATTTTACGCCAGCTTGTGCAGCAACTAAAGCTCCAGTTCCTTCCCAATCTACATAGTCATTAGATGTTAAATCTTCTACTTTTGTTACTCCTTCTTGATAAAACACCTTATTAGTTTCCAAATAAACGCTGACATCAAATCCATTATTTGGATTTGATTCTATAACCAATTCAAATGAATTACCCAAAGTGCCACCATACTTTGCTGTTGCTGTCAATGGAGCAACTTTTGCTGTCGCTTTCTTGTCAGGACCTGCAATATAAAATACAACCTGTCTTGCATTTTTGAAAGCTTCTCTAATAAGTAACATATAGTCGTTATCATCATAAACTGACATTCCTAACTTATCAAATTCTGAATCTGGGGCAGAACTATAAATGCTTACAAATGTATTTGTCGGACCATATGTGTGTCCAATTAAAGGAATCAATACAATTCCTCTTGCATTATTATTAATAGTATCCTGCCTTGTGCTTTTAAAATTCACATAACTTCCGGGTCTTACTTTTCCTACTAATTCATCAAATGCACCGCCCATTACTTCATCTCCTTTTTAAGCCAATTTTCGATAATGTCGCCTATTTCTTTTACAGAATATAATTTATCTTTATCAATATTTGCAGTTGCCCCGTCGAATGTTGATACACTTATATCATATAGAGCCCTTGCACTATTACGAAGCTTTTCCAGTTTAAATTTCTGCTCCTGAACAGCTTCAGTAATTTTTCTTTCAGCCATACTATAACCTCCTAATGTAATTTTCATAGTGTTTTTTCATTTTTTGAACTTCTTTTTGGGTATAAGTTTTTATGCTGTCCCAAATTATTTCAATAGAATAAATACCATCTTCTACTTTTGATAAATTAGGTTCCCTAATTGATATATTTTTTCCTACCAATGAACCGTCTATATTTCGTAACGGAATTAAAAACATATTGCTAGCTATATTAAATAAAATATTGCTAGCTAACTCAAATGCTATTTCTGTGCTTTGAGCAAATATTTTTATATTCCAAATATAATTTACTCTATAGCAAGAAGTTGAACTTAGATAAATGCTTAATTCCGGGGAAGGGAAATATACTGCCGGCACTTCAAAATTTTGTGGCATTTTCTTTAAATATATTTTTGTATTTTGATTTACATCTTTAATATATCGGATTATACTAGCCATTTCTTGGTCCATATTATCCTCCTTTAAAATATCCCGTTAATCCATTCGTCAAACTTTTTATCCATTACTTCTGGCAAAATGCTGTTCATAAGTTCATAAGCTTTCGAAAAATATGGATTTGCCTCAATCCACTGCTGATACAACATCATGCCCCCTTTTGCATTGGGGTCATATGTAAATTTATTTCCTTGCCAATACCCGGGGACAAAACGCTTACTTTCACCTTCTTTGCAAGTAGTATGTCCATCATTAACATATTTTGCATAATCTAATATCGAACCTACAGTAATAGATAAGCCCCCTGCAGAAACCTCCCATATATTGTTTTCATCATTTTTATTAAATGACTTTAACAAATTTCCTGTGTCTACAATATTCCTTCTTTCAATTTCACTTTTAACTTCATTTAAAAAATCTTTTGCAAAATACGCCACAAAAGCTTCAATTTGGCTTTTCGTGTTGTACGCCAAAGCTTCTATATCTTGCACAAACTTATCCATTTCTTCCATATCAACACATCCTATCTTGAATTGTTTTCCTAATGCACATAACATATTTATGATGTTTTTGAATAGTTTTTGGCATTTCAGCAGTATATTCAATGCCTGTATTCACATCTAAAATTTTGTCATTTATACGAACATCTGTGTCAATAGGTAGTACAAGTTTTACAGAAGCAGTCAGTCTCTGCTCAGGGTCTGCTTCTGTAATATGTTCAGGACTTTTTGTTGAAAAGTGGCACTTTACATTTTCTGCGTCTGGAACAACAGAATAACTAAAAATAGGAGTGCTACTAATACCATAGCCTATATCTTGCTTATCTTCTTTAATATGATAAATATTGCATAAATGGTTAAAAAAATCTTCAATCATAATTTTCTAAGCCTCATCAAAATCTTACCACTTGCTTTTTGTAAACGAAACTCATCAAGTAGTTCATCAAGTGATAAATCAGATATATCAATGTTGGCCGTATCTGTCGTTGAAGAATAAGAATAATCGTCAAAAGTTTCTGACTGCACCTTTTTAGCTTTCGTCTTTTCAACAGCATCTTGAGCATACTTGCTAGCAAGCAATATAACAGCTAAATGAACTGCTTGTGGTATTTCCTCGCAATCTTCAAATTTATTGTTAGTGTATTTTATAACATAAGCTTCTGCTCTTGCTATATCTATTTCTAGCTTTTTATCGCTTCTTGATTGAATTTCACTATAATCTGAATAATTCCTCACATCTTCAGGAATAACCCAAGGTCTTTTTGCCATTTACATCACTTCTTTCAAAGCGTTAATGTAATCATCTTTCTTTTTACAATCTGTTACATCAACATTTTTGTTTTCTGCAATCTTTTTTAATTCTTCAATTTTTAAGCTAAATAAGTCGACAGTTTCATCTTCGTTTTCTATGCTAAATAAGTCAATCTTTTCATCTTCATCTTCATTTTCCTTTTTGAAGTATCCACTTTTTAAACAAATTTCTCCGATTTCTTCATCTACTGAAACAATCTGATTGCCTGAAAAATCATTTTTTATCACAAAGTCGCCACAAGTGTAAGATTTAATATTACCAATTAACTTTATCTTCATAAGAACACCCTCTATTTCAACTTAATTATTGCTGTTGCGTCAGTTTCTTCAATAATTGTATCAAAATCCATATGAAGAACATAGAAACGCTTATCCTGCATAATAGCCTCTTTACCTTCTGTTGTTTTTCTGATACGCATATCGTAGGTATTTACAACACAAAGATTTTGTGGGTCTGCAAGTAAAATAACATTATCTGATAACATAGGTACCTGTACTGTTGGAATACTTACAGGATTCTTATATACACTTTCCGGAACCATACCACCAGCTGTAATAGCTTGATTTAATAAATATCTTTCCCATTCCTGTACTCTATGAGGAGACATAAGCCAACGGAGTTTGCCATTGTTATACTTGTTTGGAATTGCCTTAACAGCTTAAAAACCGTCTAACGTTAAACCAGACTCTGATGTCTTATCAATTACATGTCCAGACTGTGAAATCTGCTTAATCCAACCATCGTCAATTTTTAAAAAGTTGTAATCTGCATCACCAGAAAGAGTTGCTGTGTCACCATTGAAATACAAGTCAAGTAAATCAACACCTGCCTGAGTAGTCATTAAGTTTGTAACAATTTCTTCAAAAGTCTGTCCTTCAATATTTTCTCTAAGAGTTTCTTCTGTAATTTCCCAAGGAAGTCTAACAGATTTTGTTGCGTAACTGATTTTCGAAGTTTTTACACCAACTCTTTCCCCGTCGTCTGTGTCTTCTGTCTTTTCTCTAAGGATTCGAGAAGCAATACCAATTTTATCAATTTCGCCTGTTTTTGCTGTACGCATTTCATGACGAACAAGCGAACCAAACTCAGTTGATTCAAAAATCTGCTGAACAAACTTTCTTGCCTGTTCAGGGTTAAGCAAACCTCCTGTATTAAGTCCACCTGTTGATATTGCCGCCTTGTTTATTAAATCTATATTATTCATGCCGTTTCCTCCTTTCTATTAAAACATTCCTGCCATATAATGCTGACTACTCTTTTTAACAGACTGATTATTATTAAGATTAGTTGTATTGCCACCTAAAGCTTTTACAATACTTTCAACCTGTTCTTTAAGAGGCTGTAAAGCCTTTTCAACTGCTTCATCAACCTGTTCTTTTTCATCATCTTTATTTACATCATCATCTTTGTTATCGTCAAGTGTCCCAATAGCGTCAATTAAAGGTTGAATAGCACTTGTAACCGCTGTTGTAACTGAATTTGTAATAGTTTCTAAATCTTTTTCATTCATAGAATCTTCCTCCTCGTTCTCATTTTCATCAAATTCTTTCATAAACATATTTAAAGACTGACATATTTCAGAAAGAGTATCTTTATTTCTTTTACTCATTTTCTTTCCAGCCTTTTGAACTTTATGCTCTGAAAAAACCATTTTAGCTATTTCTTTTTCTGTCAATAGCTTTGTAACAATGTCATTGAATTCTTTTAATGCTGTCTTCACAGTCTGTTCGTCATCAATGTATTTCCAACACCCTTTTTCACAATCGTATGTTTCTAAAGTTTGCCTCAATGTTTCATACGCCGTACGAAAATTATCACTTATACATCTTCGATTGTATTCATCTGTCATTTCGCCTTTTTCAACAACATTAAATCCTAGCATCTTTGCAAGTGGTTCTAATAAGCCCTTTCTTTTCTGCAGTTCACTTTCGGTGTATCTTCCTGTTCCGCCCATACTAAACCCTGTAATCTTGCCATCTTCAATGTCTTTGAATATATCATCGTCATTTATTTCAACAGTTGCTATCCACGTACCTTTTTTTACATCATGACCATTAATCACTCCGTCACTCTTTGTTACATAGCTTTCAACAACCACAGCACTCTCTTCTTCCTTAAAGCTGTGCTGTATATCAACTTTGCCACTATTCTTTAAAAAGTAGTGTGCAGCCTTTTCAATTTCTTCTGCTGTCATAAAATCGCCTTGGCTATCCTCCGTATCTGGTTTATACACGATACCAGTTACGGTATGTTTTTCACTATCGGCCTTTAATATTTCGCCTGTCATAGTAAAATCTGCGTTGTAGTTATCTGCTTTAACAATCAAAAACTTTTGCTGATTTGCAGCTCTATCAACTAATGAAATAAATGCAATTTTAGCATCGCTTATTTCATTTGCTTTCTTTATAAAAGACATCATTACACCTCCTTAATTTTATATAAAAATAAGGAGTAGAATTTTGCACCTACTCCTTTTTTGCTGACTAAATTTCTGACTATAGTTACCCTGCTACGCATTAAAAAATAACAATTCTACTCTTATAGCTTCAAACTCAATCAATCACACCTATTACTTACTTGATTTATAGCAATAAATCAAATTCTTTTAATATTTGTTATTCCTTTGATGCGTTAAACTTAGCCCATAGGAATCACCCCTTTCTATATAATATAATTTGCAACAAACGCTAAACCCTTACTTGTTTGTCAATGTGTTGCTTGTACAGAGTATAAAATATACCTTTCGTACCTGAGACAACTAAGTTTTTCATATACAAAATATCGGTTAGCAGAGCTAGTAGGAATCGAACCTACACTTAAAGGAGTCAAAATCCTTTGCCTTACCATTTGGCTATAGCCCCATAATCATTTAACTTTTTCAAGCAACAAAAAAGGACAGCTTTAAACTGTCCTAATCTGCTTATTTATTGTGTTTTTCTAACTTGCTTGTAACTTTTACATTAAAAAAAGCACCCTTTTTCAGAGTGCTTATTAATCAACTATAAATGGTTCTGCTACTTTTCTTCCATCATCATAAGCAAGCTCATCTATTACATATGGGCATAAGTACCACCTATCCTCCTTTGATAACTTGCTCAATTCTTTAACTAACTCCTCATCGTCTAACTTTCTAAATTTTTCAAGTATTTTATCTAGCATTTCTATACAAATAGGAGCTTCTCCATCTTCCTGAGGACTCATTGAACATTTCCAATTCTCTTTTAATATTTTTAACTCATTAGCTATCATCTCACTCAACTCCCTCTACATATCTTGATTGGTCTTTTTCAGGATAAAAGCTTTCGCCACTCATATCTTGCCTATAAACAATTGCTACACCATCACAATTATAAACTCCACCTAAGATTTTACCTTTATCATTTAGCTTATTAGCAACAAACTTAGCTTTACCATTTTTAACCTTATACATCTCAGTTACAATTTTATCATCATCCCAACTGTCAGGAAACCAAGTGTGCCCGCCATTTCTTTTTGTTTTTGTAGCAGATGTTGGAATACTTCCCCATTTAACACCATTGGAATATTCGCCCTCAACAACATTTCCTAGACCCATTTTCTCGCATTCATCAAACGAGCTTTTACTATGTCCACCTTTTGTAAGTCGACCGTTTGGATAATGTTCATTAGGGACTTTAAAATCACCCTTAACAACATGCTCTACACTTTTATTATCTATTGTAAGTATACCACTACTTTCTAAGTAATTCAAGCTGTTTAACTTGCCGTTTGGAGAATAAAGAATATTCCCTACTTCATTTTCAGGTATTACCCCTGACTTTACAAGATAATACCTTTTCAATCCACCACCTCGGACTCCTCCAAGCCTTTCAACAATATCTTTTTTAGTTGAGTTTTTAAACTCCATAGGGGTCATTACTGTAGGAAGTACCCCTGCATCTTCCCTTGCTTTTCTTTGTTTTGCGTTAAATTCTCTTTCCCATTCGCTATCAAGTTTTTTTCTAGCTCTATCTTTTAACTCTTTAAGTTCACTATCTGTAAAACTTGTAACATCTTTCGTTGTCCCTGCTTCTATTTTGCATCTACAATTAACAACTTCGCCAATAGGCAAGCTATCATCGTGAGGACAACTACAGTAATATACGCCCCCTTTTTCTGCAACTAAAGCAAAAGGCTTATCTTTTGGGATAGTCACACCGTCTAATTTTAGATGTCCGGGTCTAGCTGTATTTGTTGGTCCTGTGTGGTGCCAAGTTTTGGTTTCTACCTCTATGTTTTGCATTAATTCATCTTGTTTAGCATAACTGTTACATCTCAATGTTTCATTTACAGCAAAACGCCTAGCATTTGTAGCATCTCTAATGTCATTGTCTATAACATACTGTGTTAGCTCTTCAACACTAGTTGCTGTATCGCTAGCTTTTTTCAAGAACTCTCTTAACGCATCTACACTTGATTTTTCAGTCCATTCAGCTAAAGTCTGAGCTCTATCTTCAATCCATTGGTTTGTCTTTCCTGTAAAGTTTTCAAATGGTATTCGCTCTTTTAAGGCGTCAGAATAAGCTTTTGCATTAGCTGTCATAAAGTTGTTGACATCATTAACATAATTTTCTAATACTTCAGTAGACAAAGGTCTTTGTTGCACATTTAAAATAATTTTCTTTAATATTTCTTCGTAAATATCTTCAATTGACATGTTTACAAGTTTTGTTTTTGGAATGTTGGCTATCTCATTTATAAACATTTCTTTGAGTTCAGCTCTCATTTTTTCTGAAGCATCAGCATAGGCATCTTCTATCGCATTTACACAAGCAACTGCTGCGTCTATATCAGCAACAGCACTCTCTTTTAGTTCTTGTTCGAGTTTTGAATCAGCTTTTGCAAGAAAGACATCTATAGCAAGAAGAATATCATCGATATTATTCTTTATAGCCTTACAAATATTAATCATTCTTGTTCAGCCCCTTTTTGATTGCTTTTAAAAGTGTAATCATATCATCATTGGCTTGATTTGCTTTGTTTACAAACTCTTCTTGCTGTGTGCTTACATTTAAAGTACTTGTCACTGCAAGAGGTGTATTTGCCCAGGTTTCTTCGTAAGGCTCTGCTGTTTCACCCATAGTTTTTGCTTTTAATGCTCTAGCGTCATTAGGTGTAACTCCTCCAGCTGTATTGCATATAGTAAATACTTTTACTAAATCGTCAATATTGCTCGTATCTGGATTTCGAAATCTTACTTCACAATACTTCAAATTATAGCAATTAAACAGCTTATTATTTAATATCCAGTTAAGGTCCTTTCTTTCTGGAATAAAGACTTGCTTTTCAGTTACTTCCATAGCTGTCTGTGCAGTAGCTCTATTAAAATCAGTTGTATATCCAACGTATAAATCAGGTAATAAAAAAGCAGACTGCGTTTTGCGTCTGCCGTTTTGCAAATATTCCTGAAACAACTCATCTCGTTGCAACATACTTGCCATATCTTTTATTTCAACATTTACTGCCTTATCATTTTCAAAACCTGCTGAAGTTTCAGCATTTTCTGTTTCAAGAATTAGGAACGAATGTTGTCCTTTTTCTCCTTCAATATCATTCATATAAGTTTTTAAACTGTCATAGCTTTCATCAGAAAGAGTTCCTCCGTTTACAAGTATGGCCATAGGTACATGTCTACCATGTCGGAAGTAATTGTTATTCAAACTTTCAGCTAGACGATTGCCATCTACTGTTGTCACTTGTCCTAACCAACGCACTTTACCATAGTATTTATTTCCAATCTTAAACTCTAAAAGCTCATTTGCTTTTTCGTTTATTTTTAAGCCTTCCTCGTAATTTCCAGTAGCAATATTCATATCCCTAGGGTCACCAAATTCTTTAAAATAAACGGTTTTCCCTGCAATTTGCTGTCGATATTTTTTAAAATGTTTCTTTCTTGTGATTTCTTCACCTTTGTAATAATATGTGTATTCCGTCAGGCTCTCTTCCGGAGGTGTCATGTATATACTGTCAATATCTTTAATTGCTTCAATTTGTTTTATATCACCATTCAGCTCTCTTACAACCTCTATATAACCAATACCAAATGTTTCCCTTGCGTCAATAACTTGAGCAAATGTGTCTTTAAAAGAATTATCTATCGTCATCAGGTCAATAGCTCGCTGGAGCTTTGAATACTCTGCTTTCATTTCTTCTGTTTCTTCAGCCAAGTCACAATTATCATTGTAAACAATTTCATAGCCAAAACCAGTAATGTTTCGCTTATAAGCATCTATACACTGTGGTAATATAGTAGATTGATTTACCATGTTTTCAAGTCCTTGAAAATTAAGTCTGTCAGTTATCCAAACGCTATTATACTCTTTTTCCGGGTCGGTTTGAGTTATAGATTCAGCTTTTGTGATTGGTTTAATTACTCTAACATTTACTTTTTTGTTTTCTTTCATTTATGCCTTCCTCCTCTCTCTTTTATTTTTTCTAGGTAAACAAGCAAGTAAGACACTATCAGCGACATCCGGAGAGGATATGCCTCTTGCTTTCATATCTTTTTTGCTTTCTACTTTTATTTTTCCATTCGTTACAAAACTATATTTTCTACAAGACAGTTGACCTATTAAATCTGCGTTGTTCGGTAAAATTATTTCAGGTTCTTTCTCTATACCATTATCATCTACTTTAGAAATACAATCCTTAATAACTCCCATCATGTATGTAGTACTATCATAGTAATATCTATGTTTTATTGGTTTTCCGAAATTAACAGGCAGTATTAACATATTGTCATAAACATCACTTTCAGCTCTCTTCATCGCTTTTAGAGCATCAACAACGCCACCACCTACACCACCGTCGTCTATGGCTATAACTATCTCACCGTTATATTTCCAATTATACTTTAACTGTTTATATAGCGATGATAACTTACCGGCTGTTTGTGTCGTATCTTGTCCATTGCAAAGGTCATGTATTTTTACAACTTCATTAAGTCGTATAGAAATTACAGTCTTGTCATCTCCAAATCTTGCAACATCACAACCAATTTGCACTTTTTCCAGATTAGCCCCTGTTTTTTCATTGATAGCCTTTTTGGTAATTTCACAAACATCGGTTGCAATATTATTCTCAATCGCACTTAGCCCAATAAACACATCATCTTCTTGTGTTGGAAATTCTCCATACACTCTAACTCTTACAACATTACTTTCTTCTCCATATTTACGCTTTAGAGAAGCAATGTTTTCTTTGTTTGTTCTGCTTACTTTTTCACTATTTACTGTATACCTTGAAAAATCTTTAGCATCAACAGTATGGCTATCATAAAAAGCCCCAGATGTACGAGTAGGATTGCTCATTAAAATCAGTTTGTTATTAGCACCACTAAGAGTACCTCTAATAGCTTCCATTATTGGGTCAGATACGCCTGAGGCTTCATCAACAATAAAAAGCATATTATCTTCGTGAAAGCCTTGCAAATTTTCAGGTTTTGTAGCAGTTCTTGCTGTTGCAAACCATCTGTCTTCGTGTCCAACGAAAAATATATATGTTTTCCTCGGTTTTAACAAAACTTTTAACAAAGGCGATTTTTCTATCCACTTCGCTACTTCTGCCCACAAAACATCTTTTAACTGTCTTGCTGTTGGAGCAGTAGCTATAACTTTGCAATTTGGATACATTGTTAAAAACCAACATATCGCCCAACTTTCGACAGCTGTTTTTCCAACTCCTTGTCCTGATTTAACGCTAATCATTCTTATGTTGTTGCTAGCTAAATCCATTAAAACATTACTCTGCCATTCGTCAGGTTCTGCACTTAAAACTTCTTTAACATATAAGACTGGGTCCTGTTTCCAAACAGGAATTCTCTTACTAATATTTGTATGCAATTTATTCTCCTCCCAGGAGCAACATATCTGCCCATTCGTTTGCAAGCTTCATTTTGTCATCACTATTACTTGCATTATTTCGTTCATATCTATATTTAGCTAAACTATCAATAGCTTTTTGTTTTTTAGACTGTACACTTGTAAGCTCTTTTTCTAGTCTTAGCAAAACTGTAGTTTTAGAAACCATAACACTCTGTACATTCCTTGTAGTTCCGGGTAACTTTTTGCCATTCTGTACTTTTTCTCTATTAATTTCTTCATATTCATTTTTTTCTTGTTGATTTTTAAAAACTCTTTGGTCTTCAATAGAAATAATAGAGTCTATAACTAAGTTTTCAGAAGGCTTGCTGGTATTTTCGATTTTATGAAGTGCTATAGCGTTTAAAATGCGATACTCTCTAACTGTAAACAGTTGTATTTCATTTAACAGAAGTTCTTCAACATCATCACTACATTCATCAATCAGAATTCTTTCTTTTTCACTCATCGTCTCCCAGAACACAGAAGCATAAGCTCCATGTTTAAGAGCATTCTTATTTCCTTTTTGCCCTCCAGGGTGTTTTGCGAGATTAAGCTCGGTTGCAACTTTTTGCAACTTTTTCTTTTTTTGCTCTTTTTTTCTTATATTGGTTGCGACTTTTTGATTTTTCCAATGTCGTGTAGCCCAGCTTTTTACAGTACTTAGAGACACATTATATTTTTGTGCAATCTCTTTATACTTCAACCCATTCAAAAAATCTTTTTTAGCTTGTTCTCTAATTTCTGTACTAACTGCCATTAACCAATATCACCACCTCCATATCGTTTTGTTTAATAAAAAAAGACCTTAAACGGTCTCTAGTTTTTTACTTCTTCAAAGCTCATCTTTTTGCCATTTCTAATAACAAAAACATCACTTGTATTTTCACTTAAATTAATGTAACGATTTACAATAACATCGCAGTATCGCTCATCTAACTCAATTGTCCTACATATTCTATTATTTTTCTGACACGCTATTAATGTCGTTCCGCTCCCTGCAAAACTGTCAAATACAATATCTCCTCTTTTACTACTATTTCTTATCTGATATGCGATTAATTCAACAGGTTTCATTGTTGGATGTAAACGATTGGCTGTTGGCTTATTAAACTCTAAAATTGTAGTTTGTTTTCTATCTGCATACCACTTATGTCCTGCTCCACTTTTCCAACCATACAAACAAGGTTCGTGTTTCCATTGATAATCTTGCCTGCCCATAACCATTGAATTTTTTACCCATATTAAACATTGTCTTACTTGCCGGTTGATGTTTTTGCAAGCACCACGGAAATTGTAACCTTTAATATCTGCATGCCATATATAAAAACAAGCTCCATCAAGCATAATTTCGTTTATGCAATCAAAAGCTTTGTTCAAGAATAATTGAAATTTGTCATCTGACATATCATCATTTTTTATTTTAAGAGCATCCTCAGTTTTTCCACTATAATTTACATTATATGGAGGGTCAGTAACAACCAGTTGTGCTCTTTCTTCTTTCATAAATGATAGTACAGAATCTTTATCGGTGCTATCTCCACATAGCAATTTATGTTTACCTAAACACCATACATCACCTTTTTGAGTTATTGTTTTGTCCTGTAACTTAAATTCTTCCTCTATTTCATCATCTTCTATAAATTCTTGTGTTATATCAGGTAAAGTATCCAAAATAACAGATATTTCGTCTGATGTAAAACCTGTAAAATCCAATAGATATTCGTCCATATCATTAATTATAGAACATAGCATATCATTATCCATTTCGGCTAACTCTGCTATTCGATTATCGGCTAATAAATCAGCCATTTCTTCGTCCTTATTCGAATATTCTTGATATTCAACTGGAATTTCGCATAAATTTAACATTTTAGCTGCCAATATTCTGCCATGACCTTTTACAACTAAATGTGACAATCTGCTAATTGTAACTGACTGCCTCCACCCATTTCCTTTTATAACCTCCCCTAACATTTTAAGTTGTTTCTCTGGGTGTTTATTTGGATTGTCGGGATTTAGTTTAATATCGTTAATATTTAGCAACTTATCATAAGAACAAAACACAGGAATATTATCTTTTGTAATACATCTAGGTTTAGCATTTGTTTTATAGGTATTCAAATTTTAGTTCCCCTTTCAAATTTTAGTTTAATTTCTATAATTTGAAAAGAAGACATAAAAAAAGCGACCTTAGACAAGTCGCTTAGTTCAAATAAATAAGTTAAAATTTTACACCTACATTATAGCACACTTTAAATTATAATGCAATTCACTTTTTTTGGAATTTAAAACTTAATAGAGTCAACTCCGAAAACCAGCATAGCAAGGGCTTTACAAGCATTATCTGATATTTTATATACCATTGATTTTGTAATTCTAAAATGTTTTGCTATATCTTCAATTTTCATACCGTCATTATTTATATATCTATTATAGATAACAAAATATCCCCTTTTACTATTTTCATTACTACTATTTTCACATATTGATTTGTAGATATTTAACATATTATCTATATGCTCTAACATTATTTCTGTTTTTGTCACAGAAGTCTTTATACTTTCTACTGTAGAAAATATATGTGTACTATCGCACATTATTTCTTCTAAAATTTCACGCAAAGTAATATTTTCTGTTTTTTCATAAAATGCATTAGCTGTACTTTGTTTTAACAATTTATAATTTTGCAGTAGTAATTTAACATTATGTATTTTTTTATCACTGCGTTTATTATGATTTTGTTCTTGCAACTTAAGTACTTTTTCTGCAGCCTTTTCAGCCGTTTTTTCTAAAATAGCGTCAAAATCTTTTTGTGTAACACAAATCATATTATCTTCCATAAGCCCTCCTTGACAAACCTAAGCAACTCACTTATAATATTTTTGTACTTATCTGAATTGCTCTTTGGTTTGCCAGAGGGCTTTTTTCTTGCTTAAATTTCATCGTGTCGGACTTTCCGACAGATTCAAAACTCTCCTTCTATATAAGGCTTGTCCCAACACTTTTTACACCCAATTAGTCCCACTTCACACGAAACATTATTATCCAAATTCTTAACACAAGCATTAGGGTGACCGTTATTGTGCATTCGAGCATTAGGGTACATTTTTAAAAAATGCTCTGCCCTAGTTTCCGCCTGATGTTTGTCAGACCAAGCTTGCACGATTTCGATTGCTTTATCAGGATATGTATTCTCAAACTCTACACACATCAAGTCGAACCCGTTATTATAACTACCTATCAGGCAATGATTACAACCTATTTCGCAATCATTAGTCATTCTATTTTTTTCTTTCAAATAATTTTCAGTATATCCGCAATCAATTTTCATTCTCATTACCCTCCAACTCAACAAACTTCTTCATATACCAATCAGCTTTTTTCATGTCCTCTTCGCCATTTTTGTATAAAGCTCTTTTTCGGTATTTCCAAACATTAAGCAAACAGAAATGCTTTACTGCTACCCTACCAAACACTGTTACCATCTCATCTATGCACTCCATACCACCATGGCAATAGTGCGATGGGTGGTCTATATTGTTATTTTCCAAAACTATTCCTCCTTACACTCCCAAACATCGTTTTCCACAGGTTCTCCGGCAATATAATTAGGGTGTCTCATCAACACTTCATTTATCTTATATTCAAATTCATCAATGTCTATTGTATCTCTTAATTCATCAATGACTTTATTTCTCCAATCATCACCTAGTCTATTTTCGCTTTCTGCTTGTTCTAAAAAATCTTCCAGGAAAAAAGAAATTGGAGAGATAATAGCAATGAAGATTTCGCTCCAATTCCCTTTACAAAACAAATCTTGATTGCTAACATACTCTTTTTTGGTGACTATTTTTACCTCTGGAATTATGCTTTTTAAATCGTTAAAAATTTCTATGTACAATAGCGTTTCATCGCTTAACTCACTTAATTTCTTCATTCTCTAACCTCTTTTCCTTAATATTAACAAGTACACCAACCCCTTCATCTGTTGTTGCATATTGCTTATATACAACTAAATCAGTAACTTGGTTATCATCGTAATATGCTAACCCATTCAGGGCATCCAGTATTATTTTGCTTATGTTGTCAGCGTCAGGCTTAACGGTTGGGAATAGCTCATTATTTTCAATCAATTTAACTTGTTTTTTCGGCATACTTTTAGGGATTTTGAAGTAGGCATATATTTCTACCTCGACTGGTGTTTTAGTCGGTATAGGCTCTTTATCGCCATACTTTTGTTTATAACAAGTTCTAACAAGCGTTTCATAATCTTTAGTTTCTTTGGGTGTGTATGTAACATTTCTACACACCCTAGGTCTGCCCTTACCAGTCGGCTTCCCTGGTATAAAGAAATTTATCATCTTTCTTCTCCTCTTTATCGTAATTTATTTTTATATTTAGCCTTTTCAAAAACTTGTTTCGTCTAGCAATGCAGGTATCACACAGATGCCTTTCTTTGCTTCTATAACAGCCATACGCTTTGTACTCTTTGCCACAGATGTCGCACTTTAGTTTCACCCTAACCATTCCTTTCCACGATAGTAGCTATCATTAAAACTCTTTTGTATTTCAGTCTTGTAGTTTAATGCTGTGTTAAATATAATCCCTTGCATGTATCGCTTTGGATTTTTAACATCTTCGTCTATGCCAAGCCTAGCTTGTTTTTTTATTAAATATTTTATACTGTCATCGTTTAATGTCAGAAGTTTGCTATACACATATTGCTTAGGGTATCGTCTGTTACCTATTGCAACAAGCGTGTCATTTGTAGCAAGCAAATCAATCATCAAGTTGATTAAATCGTCAATTACAGCCTTATCATCTTCACCGAAATCATCGTAGCATACAATTTTACGAATTCTGTTTTCGAACAATGTAAAATCAATATAGTCTTGTCTGTCAGTCTGTGTTGGAAATGGAGTCGGTGTCGGAGTATTATATATATTATTAGACTGATAAGACGGATAAGACTGTATATTATTAGCATTATTAACATTATTGTTATTATTACATTCTTCTTTAGCTGTTAGTTGGCTGTTATCTGCCTGTTGATTGCCTGTTAGTTGGCTGTTATTTTGCTTGTTATCTTCATTATCAAAATCTTGATACATAGCCCAATTTACTATAGTTATGAGCCTGTATTTATTTGTTGATTTGTCTGTTAAAAAACCTAACTTTTCAAATCTTTTTAAGGCTGTTCTAACTTTCTGTGTTGTTATCTCTTTTGAGTTACATTTGCTAACGAGTGAAGGAAGTGAAGTAATAAATTGCCCAGCTTGTAAGTCAAATATTTCTCCGTTATGCTCCCATTTCTTAGGTGCAAAGTTAGCCATACATAAAATTGTAACTAAAATAACTCTTTGTTCTAGCGTACTATTTAACCACAGAGGCTTGTCAATCAAATCCCTGTATAGTTTTAACCAGCCACCTCCTATATTTGACAAATAAACACCTCCTATACAAGGCAAGTAGCACACCTGCCTTGCACTTTATCATTTTAAAATGGTAATTCCTCATCGTCATCTACGATAGGGAAAAAATCACTATTATTGTTACTTTGTGCAGGACTTGAAGTAGTTGTTTGAGAACTATTCGTACTCACACTATTTACATTTTTGTTTTCACAGAATTCGAAATCTTCAACAACAACATCAGTAGAATATCTCTTCTGACCGTTATTATCCTGCCAATTGCTAACCTGTAATCTACCAGTAATAGCAATTCTATTTCCTTTATGGAAATACTGACCTATACTTTCTCCACGCTTACCGAAACATACACAGTTGATAAAATCAGCTGTTGCATCGCCTTCTTTGCGTTTAGACGAGAATGGTCTTTCTACTGCTACAGAGAACCTGCAAACTGCCGTTGGCTCATTACCTTGAGTAAAACGAACTTCTGGGTCACGAGCCATTCGACCTAGTAAAATAACTTTGTTCATAAATTATTCCTTTCTAACACTACTGTAACCCCCTTATCAGCTACTATTGTTGGTATCCCTGTCGCACCTTCAACGCTGTTTTTAAAATTATTAGCGTCGCTATTGTTGTTGCTTAAATGCAACAAAACAATATTCTGTACAAAAGAAAGGTCATTTGCTTTGAGGGTATCAATACAAGTTTCAAGACTCATATGAGAGCTATATAATCTTTTTTTTAAAGTTTCATTTACATTATTATTATCAAGTATATTTTTTGAATAATTGCACTCAATTAAAATATGATTTAGTTTATTAAAAGTGTTAGGAAGATAATATGTATCTGTTGCAAATAATATATTGCCACACTCTTTGTGGTTAATTAAATAGCCTAGTGGTTCTTCACAATCGTGTTTTGCGTCAAACGGCAATAACTTCCACTCGTCCACAATAACTGTTTCAAATTGCTTTACAATATTTATAAATACATTATTGATTATTCCTAATTTCTTTGCTGTACCGTATGACATATAACATTTAATACCATATGTAAGATACTCTTTTATGTATTTACTGTGGTCCTTATGTTCGTGCGTAACAATACATCCACAAACCTTACTAATATTAAAATCAAGTGCTTTATTTACCTCCAACAGACTTACCCCTGCCTCAACAATAAGACAAGAGTTATCTGTTTGGAGTAGATAACAATTACCACTACTGCCACTTGCCAATACTATTAACTTAATCATAATTATTAAAATGCTGGCTGTTCTGCAAAATCATCCAAGCTATCATCAGGTATGGGTCCAGGTTCAGATGTAACTATTTCATCTGTTGTATCAAATCCAATTTCTCCAGCTTTATTACCATTCTCTTTTATTTCTTCTTGTACAACTTCGAAATCATCTATAATATCCATAGTTTCATCGGCTGATGGTAAGCCCATAAGTAAGTCTGAACAATTTGTATTTCCAAAGAAAGAAGCAGCCCTATATCTAAGCATTAATTCCGGCATTGTTTGCCATTTGCTACCGTTCTTTCCATACCAACCTTCTTTTTTAGCCATCTCAATACTTATTTCAGGACCAGTTATTTTATTTCCGTCATAATCATTAACCCAAGCAAAGCAAGATGTTTTATCATCGTTAAATTCAAATTGCAGAGGTGTTGCATATCTCTTACTTTGATTAATTAGGGCTATAATAAATTTACTGCTCCAACTTGGCTTTCCGTACACAATATATATGTTTTGCATAACCATAAGGGGCGACATTTTACAGCGTGATGCCATATCAAGTGCTATAAGACAACTACCATTATTGTTTTGAAACTCCTTAGGCACTAATGGACTTTGAGCAAAGCTTTTGGCAAGTGTTAACGCCCCATTGAATAATTCGCTTGAACTATATATCCCACCCATATCTGGTACAACAAAATTTTTTTCTTTTGTTACTACATTTGTATTTGCCATGTTAAGCAACCTCCTTGTTAATAGTTAATTTTGTATCTTCACTTACTGTAAGGCATATTAGCTGACTGCCAGTTTCAAATACCTTGTTTACACTTTCCTTGCCGTCTACAAATACAGGCACTCTTGCTCCATAAAACTTCTGCAACGCTTTTATAATATCAAGTCCTGCGTTAATCTTAGCTGCACTATTTAAGTTGTTATAAGGTACACCGTTTATAGTAGGCTCACAACATTCTACAAAGCCACCATTAATCTGATAATCATAAAGTTTAAATTTAACAAGCTCAAATTTATTATTTATAGCCTTGTCCAACTCATTAATTTTGAATTTAGTGAAATCTTCAATAACATTTTCTTCTTTCTGAATATCTGCTATTGCTTGTGCCTTAACTTTTGCATCGTTTTCAAGTTCGATGATACGTTGTTTTTGTTTGTCTATAGCAATAACTTCTAACTTTTCACGCTCAAAGAATTCCAATTTTGTTTTTAAATTATCAAGTTCTGTTGTATCTAATACTTTAGCATTAGCTTTTTGCTCATTAATTTTAGCAATGTATGGTTCGGCATCAAATTCTTCTAACTTAATCAACTCTAAAGGCTTATCTTCCAATGTTTTTAATTCAACTTTTAACTTTTTAACCTTCTCTTGTTTCTCAAGAATTTTGGTTTCATAATCTTTAACAATTTGTGCATACTTAGCACCATCAGCATTTATCTTTGAAAGCAGCTCTGCTCTATTTATATTATGTTCTTTGCGTTTTTCTTCGTATTCTGCACGCTTTTCAGCAAGTGTTTCGCTTTCCCAAGGTCTGCCGCAACAAGGACAAGCTGTATCGTTAAATGCCGGATATTCATCTTTGCGAATTTCTGTGTATTCAGCACGCTTTCTTTCAATAACTCTCTTGCTATCAGAAATATCTCTACTAATATCCCTGACAGTCTTTTCAGCGATACTTATTTCATCTCTTATACTATCCAACTCGCATTTACGCTTATATTTTATATTATTATTTTCAGCATTTACCTTACTCTGTTTAGAACGATATTCTGCTTCAGCCTGCTCTAATTCAATTTCAGCAAGTCTAATTTTGTTAGCACTACCACAACTTTTAGCTTTTTCTAGTTCAGCAGATATTTTTTCAATATCATTCTTAATAATAGATATATCCTTGTCTATTATTTCAATGTTTCTGTGTTCTCCAATGCTACGGCTTACTTCATCAATTCTCGCTGGAATAAGGTCAAGCTCTTTGCGTATTTTAGTTCTTGTTTTTGAAAGCTCTTTAGCTCTGTCTACTAAGCTTTTTCCACTGTTTAATATAGAAACAATTTCATCATTGCCACACTCTGTAGCAAGTGCTAAGTCATCTTTAAGTCCTGCCATATTCATAAGAATTTTGCGTTGTTCTTGTGTCTTTAAGCTAACAAAAGCAGTTGGGTTTGTTGCTAGTTTAAACAATTCTTCATCCAACAAATCCGCTATACGGCTGTTATATTCACTCATTTTAAGAGGAACATTATCTATTTCATATATAGTTTCATTGCCTTTGTAAACCTCCTCAGTTTTTCCTTTTTCTGTCTGCCACTTTTCGCGCAATGTGCGAGAAAAAACTTTATCAACACCATTAACACTTATAATAGCGGTTACATTATGCTCAATACGATGTATCTCTTTACCATCAGCATCAAGTGTTTTAACTCCAAAATCTTTACGACCCTGACTATCCTTTCCAAAAAGTAGCCATACAAACGCATCAAACAAACTTGTCTTACCTGTTGCATTAGCTCCTTTGATTTCATTTATGCCGTCTGTAAAATCAATTTTTAAATCCCTTATCCCTTTGAAATTTGTAAGTGATAAGTGTTTCAATACTATATCTACCATATTTAATCTCCTTTCATTGACAAAACCAAATTATTGTTTTATAATTTAATTGTTATAATATTTCCAAACGTGTTTATATATGGTCCTCTGCTGCAACAGAGGACTTTTCTATTTCTACCATCTGACGCACCTTTCCATTGTTCGATAACGCTTTTCTTTACTAAGCGTTATTACTTCTTGTCCTACAAAATACTCTTTTACTTTTAAAAATAAATCCCAAACGAACCACACAGCTTTTTCACATAAACCTTTAATCATTATTTTTCACTCCTTTTTAGCTTAATAGATTAAGCATTATAGATTCATCACACTTCATCTTGTCAATGTAATATTTAAAGAAGTGTTCCCCCCAATCTGCAATCTTGGACTTCTGGCACACAATCAAGATGTCTTCACCAAATGACATTGCTTTTTCAGCACCAACAAATGTCTTTCCAAGTCCCATGTCCAAATAAAATGCAACTATATTTAAGTCTTTTGTTTGTTCTAATGCTTCCTGCTGATGTTTGAAAAGCTTCATAACATCACCACCTATGCTTCAATACTGATACCAGTAATTTCTCTAAAAATATCCTTATCAAAGTTTGGAAGTTGCATCACACTGTTTTTTTGTACATCTGAAAGACCATCCCACCACATCTGTCTTCCTGTTTCTTCTTCAATATGCTTCAAGAATCCACCTGTTGCTAAATATTCAGAATGTTGTTCTTTTTCTTCATCAGTCATATCATCTTCCCATATCCAAGAAAGAACATTTGAAGGACAATTCATAAGAATATATCTCGCATCTGAATTTAACCAATCACTATAATTCCAGTTAGAAGGTTTGTTAAACAAGTAAATTTTTGGTGATTCGGTATTAAAGCATCCGTTTGAAAAGCAAGTCTTGTTATAATCACCGCTGTTCCAATCACCGCTGTTACGATTACCGCTGTTACAATTACCGCTGTTACAATTACCGCTGTTATAATTACCGCTGTTATAATTACCGCTGTTATAATCACCGCTGTTACAATTACCGCTGTTATAATCACCGCTGTTACAATTACCGCTGTTACGATTACCGCTGTTACAATTACCGCTGTTACAAAGACCAGTGCAAGCTTTTCCCAAATTTACAAGCTCAAGAACTTCCTGCCAGTTAATTTCTCTAACAATCTTAATTTTGTTAGTACAGCACTTACTATCTTTATCATTAGAGTCAATCTCACCAAGTGCTTCTACTTCTGCAACTTTATTATTAGGGTCAAAATTATAATAGCTAAAACAGTCTGATGCCTTTGTGCAGAAATGAAACCCCTTATCACAACAAACTGGTGTAACATCTTCCTCAAATACTTTGCCTACCTCAAACTGGAAACCTCTACAAGTCCAGTCAGAATTAAAAACCTTATAACCTTTCATTTTTTTGTCCATCCTTTCAAAAAATATTTAATAGACCAAACACGCAGCTAAGAAAAACATAGCTACAATTAATAACATTTCCAAATTTATTCCTCCTTCTTATCTGTAATTATTTTCTCAAGCCTGCTTTTTGCAAAGTTATATGTAACTCCTAGGATTTCAGACATATCAATGACAGTAACACCGTAAGAGTCCAACAATCTTAGCTTTTCGTCATCAGCTTTCGTCCAATTTTTCAACATTTCACCTTCTTTCTATGCCAAGTTTGCAGCTACAAAAATGACTGCAATAATTAACAAGATTATCATTATTTGAATATCTCCTTTCTATATTGTAATACCAAGTCTTTTAAGTGCGTATGGTCTACTAACTCTACCTGCTATTGTTATATATCCTTTGCTTTTTAGCTCAGAATTTAATTGTCTTATAATTGCATATGCTTTTACATTTGATACTCCACCAAGTAGGTCTTGCATTTCTGCTACTCTGATGTACCTATCTTCTTGCTGCTTTTTCTGCATAACAATTCTCCTTTCGTCAATCTACATTAAGAACTTTTAATTTAATAGATAACTCTTCTTTGACTTTTGTCATTTCATCAAGAAGACCTATTATTCTTTTTACTCTAACAACCTCATCAGCTGTTATCTTTCCGTCTTCAACAATATCTATAATTTCTTCTTGCATTTCTCTCGCATATCTTAAAGATTGATATGCTGATATTGCTATTTCAGAAAGTGTTTTGTTTTCTTCTATAACAGGCAATCCTTTTAAAGGGCAAACTGTTGAGCAGTAAAGATTTTCTAGTGTAGGAGCGTTATACAATGATGCCATTATAACTACTTCCTCCGGATAGGGATTAGTAAGATTATTCTCTATCCATGTAATCCTCTTTTCGCTTATTCCCAACACTTCGCTCGCCCCTGCTCGGCTAGACAGCCTGTCATTGCTTTTAGATGCAACCATTCTAGCCAAATAGTAAGGGTTATTCTTTCCTTTTTCTGATGTTCTTGGCATTGTTAATTCCTCTTTTCTTCAATATAATTAAAATATGTTAAGCAAGTAGGTCCTCGATTGTACAGCCTAAAATATTAGCGATTTGCTTCGCCATAATAACATTTGGCGTTGCACCATCTCGTTCCCATCTTGTGACATTATTTTGGGTTAACCCCAATCTGTCAGCAAGTTCCTGCTGTGTCATATCTTTTTTAAGTCTTAACTGCTTAATATTTGAACCAACAGACATTGTTTACTCCCTCCTTTCTGTTAGTTTTTACTAGACAAAACCTGAGTGTTATGTTAAAATTACAACAGAGGTATTAAAAGAATTTTTAAAATAAACAAAGGGAATAGCTATATTCCGTAAAAGTATACGGAACATATTATATAGGTTGTCGTAGACCTATAAAGGAACGAAAACTCTATCCGGGGCTTTACTATTGCCTTTGTTGTAAACTTATTATATACCGAAAAATCGGTATTGTAAATACTTTTATACCGAATTTTCGGTATATTGTTATTTTCTACAATTTTTGAGGTGGATAGTTATGTATTTTGCACAAACAACAAAAGAAAGAATTAAACTTATTTGCAAAAAAAGAAATATTAATGCAAAGCAAATGCTTTCAGATTGCTCGCTAGGTGCTAATGCTATCCAGCAAATTAACGATACTAAAGGTATGGCATCATTTAGTTTAGCTAAAATTGCCGATTATCTTGATGTATCGGTAGACTATCTACTTGGCAGAACTGACAATCCCGAGGTTAATAAGTAATTTCTTCATAAGGAGTGTGATTTTTATGAATTGTCCAAACTGTGGTGCAGAACTTAATAATGATGAAAAATCTGCAGGAGTTTGTTTTACTTGTAAAGCAAAATTTAATAATAATACAAACTCAACACTCAATTACGATATAAGTGACTCGAACACGACCATAGGTAATGCAGTTAAAGTATCTGGAGTAGTGTGTTTTATAGCTGGCATAATCCTTGGTGTCGTTTCTTTGTTCCAAAATCCTTTTGTCGGTTTTGCCTACATTATGGCATCTATATTTCTGTTCATAATGCTTTTAGGTTTTTCAGAGATAATTCGATTGCTGTATGTTATCTCAAAAAAATAAGAAATTCTAGCAAAGGTATATTTTTTTGGTTTATATTACCTTTGTTGTAAATTCATTATAATCTGTCAATAGAAAGAAGTCAATGAATTTTTCTGTGTATTGAAAGAATTTGTTAGTATTCTACAAATTTGAGAGGTGATTTTTATGTATAGTTTACAAATCAATATAGATAGAATATCTGCTCTAGCTAAATCTAAAGGGTTGTCTATAAATCAAATGCTTAAAAATGCTGAACTATCTACAACTATATTAGATAATATGAAACGAGGCAAACTCCCATCTGTTGACAAAATACAATCTATTGCAGAGTATTTTGACTGTTCGGTAGATTACTTGCTTGGTAGAACTGATAATTTTCACAATAATTTATATAGCGATAAAGAGCAAAGTGAGAATAATCTTTCATCTGATGAGCAAAAGTTAATAGACATATATAACGGCATTTCAGACGATGATAAGATACTGCTTATGGCATTTGGTTTGCAATTACAAAGAAATATGCCTATACTTAATGTAGCAAATAAGCCTACAAAACAGGATACCGAGGAAGAATTAAGAGTTGTTGCTCGTGGAGAAGGACTTACTACTATTAAAGCAAACACTTCTGATATAGACGATGATATAAAGAGGATACATAAGGATAAGATATAAATTATATAAGAGGGGGCGTTTTATGGAAGAAGAAAAAATAATAACTTCTGATGACGCAGTTACTAATCCAACCGGAGATAGAAAAAGTCGGAAAAAATATAGGCTAATATTCACCGTAATTATATTTGTTGCTATAGTTGCAATAGCAATCAGTTCGATTTTTATATTTAGACATATACATTCCGATACTGGCATATCTCCTAAAAGCATATCTTTAAGTGATTATAAATATGAGAGATATGCAGACAAAGATTTTTCTATGAGCTATAATTCAGCTTTTTTAGGAGCTGCTACATCTAAGTCAGATGGCAGTGTTTATTGTTATGTTAAAGTAGATTTCTCGAACAATGGCGAGTATTTTGAAAATGAACCTATTGTCTATTGCAATAAAACTGCACTTAATTTAGATATAGATTATAGTAAATTTACAGAAAAAGAAAAAACAAGCATAGCTGATTTATTTAATAAAATTCTATCTCCATTATGTAGCAAGGCTTATATATCCGAATATGGAATAGATGGAGATTCTATATTTTCTTCAGAATATAGTGGCAAAACTGATAAAGGTGACAATTTATCAATAAAGGTTTTGGATATATACAACGGAAATTTATATTATGCTATTTATTTTTCACCTAAGAAAACAGACGAATTATTATCTAAAGCCTTACAAGATACATACGATAATGCAACTTATATAGGTGATATTAAAAATGCTATAGATTTATATGATAACTTTGCAGATGTTTCCAGTAAAAACGATTATGAAGCTCCTGGAACACTTTCAAAAGTATCAAGTGAAAATTGCGAATTCAGTCAATATGGAAATAAAATAGAAGTTCATAATTCAAACTATATCCAATATGAATATTCTTTTGAAGATGCTTCTAATGCAAAGAATACTTTAGCAAATTTAATCCAGACATTTAGTAATGGTTATAGCAAAGATTATGCTCTTCGAAAAGCATCTGATATGATGTCATCTGCTGAAAACAGTTCTTCACTAGAACCGGTTAAAATTGGAGAATATACATTATTTGTTCTCCCTATTAATAGTGCTGATTATTTCCGTTTATTTAATATGGATATGCGTGTTTGTTGCTTAAAAAATAAAGATACATTGAACAATATTGATGTTGCAAAATATCCTGACCGTACATACAATTTTCTTAGTGCTGGTTCAACAAACAAAAATGAACTAGCCCATATAAGATTAACTATTGATTCAGAACCTGCATTGGATATAGGAGTTGCTACTCAAGCATATTCATATGGAATAGATAAAGACGGTAATAAATATGAATTAGCGTGTACATTTGAAAAAGGTGTTTTAGAAAAAGATAAAACTTATGACCTATATTGCCACATCACAACTGGCTTGGCTGGAGAAACAATTCTTAGTGTTGATGGGTTTAAGGTTGTTGAATAAATTGACTAAAAGGGGGCATTCTTATGGATAAAACGAATTTTGATTTTAAAACACAATGGGAACAGTCTGCTATAAAAACTGAATTAGTTATAAAATATTTTAATGCTTGGGCTAAAATTATGTTAAAAAGCTGCAAAGCGGGTAAGATAGGCTATGTTGACTTGTTCTGTGGACCCGGAATATTTGAAGATGGAAATGAATCTACGCCAATCTACATAATTAAAAACTGTATCAAGGATGATGATTTAAGGAAATCTGTTGCAATATACCTAAATGATAAGACTCCTGAGTATGTAGAAACACTAAAAGAAAATATTAATAAGATTCCTGGTATAAATACACTAAAATATAAGCCTAGCATTAATAATATCGAAGTTGATAAAGACTTTGCCAATGCTTTTAGTGGAAACTTAATCCCCTGTATGTCCTTTGTTGACCCAACTGGATTTAGTGGTCTTACTTTAGATTTAATACATAATCTTACAAAAGATTTTGGCTCTGATATTATATTTTTCTTTAATTATAACGAGATTAATAGGTTTATTGCAAATCCCAATGTATTAAAACATATGAAATATTTGTTTGGCGAGACCGACTATAATTTATTAATTGAAAATTTAAAAAATATTAAAAATCCACATGATAGAGAGTTAATGATTATCAACTCTCTATCTGAAGCTTTGAAAAAAGACGGTTTGGAATATGTATTACCTTTTAGGTTTCAATCTCAATATAAGAATAGAACTAGTCACTATCTTATTTTTGCTAGTAAATGTTTTACTGGTTACGATATTATGAAACAAATTATGTGGAAAGCAGGAGAAAAGGATGAGCACAATGTTGGTAAGTTCGAATTCATTCCTACCGATTCTAAATCAAAAGACTTACAACTTTCCCTTATAGATATGTTTTCTTGTTCTTTAGAAGATTTGAAAAAAGATTTATTAGACACTTTTAAAGGAAAAAGCATTTTACTTAGGAATTTATATAAAATTCATGGGGCTAAGGGCAAATTTATTTTACCAAACTACAGAGATGTATTATTAGAACTAGAGGAAAAAGGAATAATAAAATGCGAACCCAGCGAAAGACCCGTTCGCAAAGGTAAAAAAACTATGAATCCAGAAAAAGTAACAATTTCATTCCCAAATTAGAACATATGTGCTATAATGTTTATGAAGGAGTGAGTTTATGAAAACTATACAAAGAAAATCTTTACTTTATAAAACAAAAGTTGAGTATGGAGATTTCACAATTAATCATATACAAGGTTGTTCCCATGATTGTAATTATCCTTGTTATGCAAAAATGCTAGCCAAAAGATTTGGCAGAATAAAAGACGCAGAGGAATGGACAGAGCCAAAATTAGTTTCTAATTCGTTAGAGCTTTTGGATAAAGAAATTCCTAGATACCGCGATAAAATCAATTCTGTACATCTTTGTTTTATGAGTGACCCTTTTATGTATGGTTATCCTGAAGTTGAAAAAATGAGCTTAGCAATTATAAATAAACTAAATTCATTTGGTATAAAGTGTACGATTCTTACTAAAGGTATTCTTCCTTTAGATTTAATAGATACTTCGAAAGAAAATGAATTTGGAATCACTCTAATATCTTTAGACGAAAATTATAGATGTATCGCTGAACCAGGAGCTTCTCCTTATCTAAGCCGTATTAACAGATTAAAAGAGTTGCACTTAGCGGGATGTAAAACTTGGGTAAGCATAGAACCCTATCCTACACCGAATATAATCAATCAAAATTTTACTGAGGTTTTGGAATCAATTAATTTTGTTGATAAAATTGTATTTGGTAGATTAAATTACAATTCTTTAGTAACTCAATACCAGGGTTATCAGAATTTTTATAATAATTTGTGTGATGAGTTTATAGAATTTTGTAAAAAGAATAATATATCTTATCACATAAAAGAAGGTACATATAAGAAAAATGATTAAGTTCAAAGCCGTATCTACATATTTGTAGGTATGGCTTTTTTATATTGCCGATATTATAACCTATTTTGTTATAATATAACATTTATTCCAACCCATTTAATCCTTTATTACAATTGTGTTAAAGGAGATGATATATATGTACACCGAATACAAAAAAGCTAGAGATTTCGCATGGAAAACTCTAATTGATTGTAGCATAACTGTTTTACCGGTAAATCTTATACAAATAGCTGACCACTACAATATAATACTTATACCGTATTCTCAAAGCACAGTCGCTCAAAAGTTAGATTTAAAGCAAGATGGTTTTACATTAAAGCGAAATGGTAAATACATTGTTTATTATAAAGATTCTTACAATCAAAGAGCACGATTTACAATTGCTCACGAACTTGGCCACATACTTCTCGGTCACATTGATAATCCCGATTCAGTAAACGAATACTCAGCAAATATATTCGCAAGGGACTTGTTAATGCCTGCTATTATTCTAAAAAAAATAAATGTTATTTCTGCTTATGAAATATCTCAGTTGTGTGATGTATCGAAAGCAGCAGCAGAAATAAGATTAGAACGATTACAAAAACTATCAAAGCGAAATAAATTTTTTACTAGCTTTTTAGAAATTAAAGTATATAAAAACTTTAAAAATTACATAAAGCAAATGAGGTGAAATATATGCCAGCTTATAAAAATGAAAAAAGAGGTACTTATTATGCAAAGTTTAGGTACATAGATTGGCAAGGTAATAAAAAACAAAAGAAAAAAGAAGGATTTAAAACAAAGAAAGAAGCCTTAAGCTTCGAAAGAGAATTTTTATTAAAAGAAACAAGCAATCCTGATATGATTTTCGGTTCTCTTGTTGAGCTTTATATGTCTGATATAAAAGCAAGAATAAGACAAACAACCTATGAAACTAAAGAAAACATTATATACAATAGAGTATTGCCATTTTTTAAAAATAAAAAAATAAACGAAATTACTGCTGGTGATGTAAGGCATTGGCAAAACGAACTTATTAATTCAGATTATTCAAAAACATATATTAAAACTATTAATAACCAACTTTCGGCAATTTTTAACTATGCTATGCGTTATCATAATTTATCAAAAAACCCAGCGAGAGAGGCTGGTTCTGTTGGTAAAAAAAATGCCGGCAGGGTCAGCTTTTGGGAACCTGATGAATTCAAGCAAGCTATTGCTTGTCTTGATAAACATGATTATATTACAAAAATATCTTTTGAAGTTTTATTTTGGACTGGTATTCGAGAGGGAGAATTATTAGCTTTAACTCTTGAAGATATTGATTTTAAAAACAGAACAATAGATATTAATAAAACTCGAGCAATGTTACGCGACGGAACATATGTTACTAACAAACCTAAGACCGAACATTCAGAACGTAAAATTGAAATTCCTCAGTTCTTATGTGATGAAATTAAAATTTTCATAGAACGCTATACTCAACCATTAAAAAAGACCGATAGAGTATTTCAAACTTCAAAGTCCAATCTAAATACTAAAATTAAAGCTATCGCAAAACTATCTGGTCTAAAACGCATACGAGTACATGATTTAAGACATAGCCACGCTTCTATGCTTATTGATGCAGCCTTTTCACCGTTGATGGTTAAAGAACGCTTAGGACATCAAAATGTGCAAACAACTTTAGAAACATATTCTCACCTGTATGATAAAAAGAATAAAGAGCTGATGGATAAATTGAATCAAATTAACGGCATTTGAAAATTTTGGTACGCTTTTGGTACGCTCAGGCAAATATAAAAGCCACAAACCCTGATATTTACAAGGTTTGTGGCTTCAATTATCTTATTCCCACTCCAACAAATTACTTTTATAACAATATTTTTTTACTTTAAAATACACATAAAAATATAAAAATATTTAAAATATTTAACTTATTCTTGATAATAAAAAAGTTATTAAAATTTTTTGGTACGCTTTTGGTACGCTTTAAAAAAATAGCTGTCACATAAGTTAATCTTATTATAAGCAGAATGCGACAGCTGTTTTGGGCTTATTGCTTATGGAAGCTTCTTGGCTTACCAATCTTTAAGTTCACTTTAGCTTCTGTATTATCTTCTTCCCTTATAAGAAGTTCATTTAATTCACAGTCTAAAGCATCGCAGATTAACTCTAAATGTTCAAGGTTGACCCTCTCAACAAGTTCGTGATACATTTCATTGATTGTTGTGGGTCTAATTCCTGTCATACGAGCAAGGTCTGCTTGTGTCCATTTTCGTTCAGCAAGTCTTACTGCTAGTAAAATTCTAACCATTTTTCTGCCCTCTTTTCGTGATTAATTTACCACATAAATGCTATATTATGTAGTTTTGTTATCTTATCACGCATTTCGAAAGCAGTTTTGTTATTTTATAACCATTTTCGTTATCTTCATAATTTAGAAAATATGAAGATAACTACTTTGTCTTCACTGTAATTAATTTTGTTTCTTTATTATACTCAATAACTAGAGCGTCTGACAAATCTCTAATTTTCACATAGGTATAGCCGTCTTTATTTATAGCATCTACTGTCTTGATTTTACTATTAATTTTTATATTCTGTTTCACAACTTTTTCCTCCAATCTACTCTTAAAAACCTGCCACTTTGCATTTTTTTGACTATCTCCACACCAGTACATAGGACATTTTTTGCCAGTTACATCAAAATGTCGTATAACATTATTTATGCTAATATTGTACTTTTTCATTAACAACTGTGTTAATTCTATTGCATTGCTTATTGTCTTTTCGCTAGGATAAATATTTCCGTTCTTGTTGTCGTCGCATATTTCTACGCTTATACTGTTGGCATTGGTACACTTGCCATAAAGTGTACCTCCTCCAGTCTTATTGCAGTCTGAATACTTGTTCCCTCCTACGCTCCAAGCGACATAATTATCGGCAACAGATTGCACTATATAGCTACTGTCTACGAAGTAGTGTGCAGAAGCTCCTCTGTTACCTCTAGCATAATACCTTGCATTGCTTGCAGCAGTATCACCGTCGTTTGCAGTATAGTGTATTACTATGTACTTTATATTGCTTGTCTTCCTTGCATCGCCATAATTGCATCGCAATGCACTAAGTTTACTTACCTGTACCATCTGTATCACTTCCATTCCTATCTCTTAACTGTAATAACACATTTTTTAACTGTTCCGGTACTGGTGTCATAACTGCTACATTTTCTAACAAACTTAAACCCTCGTTACATATGAAAAACGTAATTACCACTTCTCTCAATGGAATATTTCCACCAATTACATTGTTTACAATAACAGCAGTTGCAACTACCAAATAAATTGTAATTTTCTTCAAAAGCCCTTTGAAACATATTTCGCTTGAAAGAGTTTTTGTGTAGATAGCTTTTATAAGTCCGGTTATAAAATCAATAACACTAAGACCTAAAAGGGCATAAATAAGTACATCTAAGCCCCCAAAGATAAAAGAGAGCAAGCCCCCAAGCAATCCTATAATAATTGATGTGTCATTAAAAATCTTTTCCATTTCAATCCCTCCTTATATCTCTACATATGCAGACCTTATAGCACAATTATGTGCTGCTATATCATACAATCCATTGTTCAATGCCCATAATCCAGCTTCTGTTTGGGCTGTATAATTGCCTCCACTATATGTATAACATACTTTATTAGCACTCGCTCCTACTTTAAATCTTCCACTATATGTATATCCTTTGCTCTTTTGTGGGTATAGCCCAAGGATTATGAGCAGCTGTGGAACATTAACATTACTTTCCATTGAACTAAATACACCTGAGCCTCCTGTGTCTGATAGATTATTAACATCTAACTTAAAAATTCCACCAGTATAATTATATTTTATACTGTTATTTGTTAAGCCATCGCCAGCCGGGGTTAGTAAAGCTCCATTTGGTGCTATTGCTTTCCATAACAACGATGTTTCATCTGTGCTATTGTTAAAATCAGCACAATCATTGTTATTTATAATCTGCAATTCTGTGTTATAAAACCTAATTCCATTTAGCCAATCTCCGTTGTTGCCAACTAAATCCCACACACCACTTTTATCGTTATTGTGTGCCCAACTTTTTGGTCCTGAACCAGTTAAAACCTTTCCCGAATCGAGTTTTATTCCTTTTTCCCAATCTTTTATTCTATTTTGTCCGTATCTTGTATTACCTCCTACATTTATACCATTTTTAAAAGATTGTAATGCAATAAATGCTTTTTCGGCGACAGAAAACAGGTGCCAGCCTTTTCCTTTGTTTGTACAAAATTCTTTCGCTTTGCTTATCATAGTTATCCTGCTTTCTTGTAATGGCAAACTATACGCTCTATCGTTTATTATTATATTTTCATATTTAGCAACATAAAAATTATCTAGTTCCGTATTATTAACAACAAAAGCCGGATGTACAACATCTGTAACATAGTCATCTACAAGTTCTGAAATCATTTTCTTATCAAAGCGAACCATTATGCTTGGCAATCCAATATCATCATAAATCACTTTGTTTGTTTCTCCGCCTAGTAGCTGTACTGCTGCTTCTAAATCTGTCATAGTTTACACCTCCAACGCCCATAAATTCATTGTCACATTTTCCATGTCAAATGCCAAACTATTACCTGCATCATCACTCTTTTTGGCAGGAATTATAATATTGGCCACAAAATATTTACTCAAGGACGATGTTAAAATTCCTTCTTCATCATTGCAAATATTAATTGTTACTTCCTCGTCTCTTTCATATTTACTAAGATTTAATGTAAGTTCATCATCACCAAAAGTAATTTTGTTACCATTTATACTATAATCTATCTTTTTACCTTCGTTTACTTCAACAATTTTCATATAAGCTCATCTCCTTGCACCGCTTACAACTTCTGCTGTTCTTCTTGTAATAATTTCTGCTGCTTCTTTATGTTCTGCTGTCGCTTTTATACAATTAAAGCTATTTAAAACAGCATTTTCATTTCTTTTCTGCTCGTCACTTTGTGATTTAATAAGCACTATAATATTCCTCCTTTTACTAAAAAATATACTGTAACACTTGTAAATTCTCCATAAACATCACACAAAAATCCATTCGCCTGCTTAGCAGTTATATTAAAATGATAATTTGTTAAGCCGCTTGATTTGCCCACAACTGGTATAACTTCATAATTTGTGTTATTTCGAACTGAATTAAAAGCAACTTTTATTGTTGTTCCATTTTGCGTTACAGTTCCGCCCTCAACTCTGCATATGGCATTTTCTAAATTTTCTGCAGCAACAAGACTGTTCATCTGTGCGTTTAATAGTTCAATAACTCGATTTTCAAAAACACCTTTTTCGATGTTGTTGAAATTATCCTCACTCAAATTTGTGCCTTGAACAAGGACTTGTCCTTGTTCATCAACAATATGGTCTTGCCAAAAAGTTCTATCATACATCACTATCAACCTCCTTTATTGGAAACTTAAATTGCATAAATACTCCTTGTGTAATATCCCTAGAGATGCTGACTTCTTTAGAGCCTGCAACTATACCTTCTATAGAAATTATTTGGATACCTGTTATAGTATGTTTTGAATATGGTACAACTGGGATATGTATGTCGATAACAACTGCATTGTCTATAATTGACTTGTTTTTAATTGTTGCATCATACCATACCTTATCAACTTGGTACTGTAATTTTTCTATAGATTTTAAAAATTCTTTTCTCCTCTGTTTTAAAAAATCATCACCAAAAAAAGCCATTAGTCTTCCTCCTTTCTACAAACTACTGTGCCACAATATTTATAAGCACCTATATTAAATCTGCTTTCATAAGACATATTTGAATTACTTGTTATAATCATTCCTAATTTTGCTTTATTCGGGATATTTCCACAGTAATCATAGTTATTTAATATTACATTTTTATTAGTTTCTATTTTTAAACTGCTTTTGCGAGAAACTCCTAATGTAGTACTTATTGGATATACTCCACATTTGACAGTTCCACAAGGAATGTAATTTGTAAGTAATTGTTTTAATTTCATACCTACTTTTATAGTATATCTATTCAAAATCTGGTGCTTTTTTACCAGATGTGCAGGTAAAATTCTATTCATAATAAACTGCATATCGCTTAGAAATGCCGAGTCAATGTTATCTTTTTGAGTTAAAATCTCCAAAATATAATTATTTTTTTCATCTTTTCTATTAAATAGAATTTCCACATCTTGTCCTGTGTATATTTTTATAACATTAATAATTTTTGATGCAGATAATTTACCCATCATGTTAAATAATAGCAAAATCAAATTTCTTCTTTCTTTTACACTTCTGTTTGCCTCTCTAACATTAATAATACTCTCATAAAAACTTATTATGGCTTCTCTGGCTGTTGTGATATTGCTATCATCTAGTATTGTTTGTGCTGTATCAATAACATCATCAACCATGTTTGCTTCTGCGTTGACAACATAGCACATATCTGTAATTTTACTGTAGAACTCAGGATACATTCTTAGTAATTCTTCAAAAGTTCCATATACATTTTTTTCAATAGCTTTCACTGCAAAATCACATCCCTTAAACTAGGTATAATGTCATCTGTAAAAACTCGTCGGTATTCATCTTCATCAAAACTCAACGGTCCAAAGTTTTCAATACAACCTAGCTGTTGTATCTTAGATGCAATTGCAGACGAATTAAGAACAATACTATCACCACTGACTCCTGAAACCACAGCTTCTCTGAAATAATCAGCTACTGTTTCTTTTACTAATGGTAATGCTGTATCTTTTGTGTAGCCACTTGAATATGTAACAAGATTAATATATACATCTATAGGCTCAATCGTCGGAGCTTTGGCTATAAAATGAGCTCCTAGGTTTGCTACACCTTCCCCAAGGCCATCACCTATCCCATCTCATCAGTGTCAGGGTCCACATAATCTTGAACTTTTTTTAGAAGTTCTTCTGAAGCTGCAGTTCCATCACTTGCAATTATAATACCCACGACAGTGTTAGCTCCTTCTTTAAGTGGCAATATTCTTGTATATCCCACCCCTGTGACACTATTGCACCACATTATGTAGTGCTGTTTGTTCCCGTTTTCTCCAGGGGTCATACTATCGTATATTCGTTGTCGATATTCATCGTCACTTTCTAAATCCGTTGCTGGAATATACAACTTTCCTAGACTTATAGAGTTTAAGTCCATAAATGTTTCAACTGGTATAACTTTTTCGTTTTCAAGACCATTTAGGATAGTTCCCGTATCATTACTTTGTAAGTAATAAACACCGTCGTCATATTGCATTAATGTAAAATACAAGCCATTTTCTGTATAGAAAACAGACCCTGTGTCAGGCAAAGTTCCTGTATATTTAACTTCATATTCAGCACAAGTAGCTTCTTTTCTGTTTACAAGCCTTTCATCGCCTTTTAAATCCAAAGCTTCTCCTTCTGCTGTAGATAAACTTACATTTGCATATAACATTTCCAGTTGTGTATATAGCTCTGCTATCTTTACTGTAACTGCCGAAACAGCATCATAAAATATACTGCCTTCTCTTGTATCAATTGCGTCAGGAGCCCTAGCAAGTATGTCAGATAAGATGTTTTCATAAGTAAAATTTTCAAACATTTATAGGTACCTCCTTTACTTTTGTTACACCATATACAGTATCTACATCAAATGTGACCAACAGACCATCTGTGTCAAAGTCAGTAAACTCAAAATTGCTTACACTTATAACCCTTGCGTCTGTTAACGCGTTTTCTATAAGCGACGGTAATAGCTTTTTAATACTTTCTCTATTAAAGTGATTTGTTGTTATCATGCTTTCAATCTCACTTCCGTACTGATTGCCGTATATCAAGCACTTAAATCTA